GTCGTATACCTGCACCCAGTGGTGGGCGGTGCCTTTTTTTGTGCGCACGGTGCGGCGCACTTCAGACGTGAAGCCTTTGAAATATTCAACTTCGAGCTGGTTGCTGAAGTGGATGTAGCCGGGGCCGGGTGTGGTGAGCTTGAGGCGGCCAAAGATGAGGTCTTTGGCGGTGTCGGTGCCGACGAGCCAGAGCTTGACGCCGCCTTTGATGGTGCGGCCACGGTGGTTGACGTCTTTGGCGCTGCTGCGGCCTTTGATGGGTTTTTCTGCCTGGCTGTCGCCTTTGATGGCCAGGAATTTTTCAGCCATGTGGGCGCGGCAGAAGGTGTAGGCCTGGTGGGTGTAGTGGCCGCCGGTGTCAACGGCCACGGCGCGGGGGCGCATGGGCTGGCCGTACCAGTGGTGCACGGGGCTGGTGACGTAGGGGTACAGGCGGTTTTCCCAGTCGTCAAGGCTGGCCAGGTTGCCGTCTATGCGTTGGCGGTCAACGAGCCAGCTTTCTTCGCCCCGGCCAATGGCCCATTTGCTGACGTACCACCAGCCTTCCTGGCAGTCAACGGCGGCCACCAGGTCGAGGCCGCCGGGTGGCACGCGGCGCAGGGGGTAGGCTTCGGCGCGTTGTTGCAGCTCGTGGCTGTCGGCTTTTTCAACTTCTTCTTCCCAGGTTTCGCCCAATGTCTCGTTGGTGAAACCCTCCATGGCGGCGGCGTCACCGGCTTGCATGGCGCGCAGGGCGTCCAGAAATTCACGGACGATGACGGCCCAGGTGGTTTGCGGGCTGTAGGCGGTCCAGACGCGGAAGGCGACGTGCCGGGGTGGGTGGGTGAGTTTGCAGCCGTGGGCGTCGGTCCAGGTGCCGTCGATGTACAGGTGGTAGTTGCCGCAATCGCTGGTCCAGACGCCGGTTTTCCAGATGCGGAGATAGTCGGCCTGGTTGATGTGGCCACGGCAGTGGGGGCAGACGTGGCGTATGGTGCCTTCGGGGTCTTCGGCATCCCACGCAAAGCCGCTGAGGATGGGTTTGCCTGCGTTGGCGGCGGCCACGTCGAGGCGGCCGGGTTGCAGTGGGTGGTCAACGCCGCAGTGTGGGCAGGTGACGTGGTAGCGCAGGCGGGCGGTGGCGGCGGTTTCGCGCCGCTCGATGTGGTCAAGGCCTTTGACGCGGGGGGTGCTGCCTGCGATGAGTTTGGGGTAGTTGGCCCCTTCGAGGCGTTTGTGGGCAAGGGTCCAGGGGTCGGCGGATTTGTCAATTTTCTGGTCGAAGGCGCTGAATTCGTCAAGCAATGCCACCTGCAGGGTCATGCGGCGGTAGTTGCCTGAGCTGGTGCCGCCTTTCATGAACAGGATGGAGCCCAGAAACTTTTTCATGTTCAGGGTGTTGGCTTTGCTTTTGCGCATGAAGCTGGGCAGCACCTGTTGCATGACGCGCACGTCGCGCAGCATGGGCTCTACTTCGGCTTTGCAAAATTCGTCGCTGTCGGCGTCGGTGGGCTGCCAAATGCACTGGTTGCGGCGCTTGTGCTGGGCAAAGTAGGCAATGGCTGCCAGCAGCATTTTTGTGTAGCCGACGCGGGCAGACTTTTTTATGGTGACTTCTTCAATGTGGTCGTCACCCATGGCGTGGAGCATGCCCACCTGGTAGGGGTAGCTTTCCCACCTCTTTTGGGCCTGGCTGCTTTCGGCGGACAGGTAAAAGTGTTTGTTGGCCCAGTCGGGCAGGCTGATGGGTTCGGGTGTTTTGAGGGCGTCAAGCCCGCGCGCGACGGATGCACGAATGCTGGCCCGCTGTTCTGTAGGCAGGTGCGCCCACAGGGTGGCCAGAATGTCGGGCGGGAGGTCGCGGGCGGACATGGGGCGTTAGGCGGCTTCAGCGCCTGGGGTTTCTGGCTCGGGGAACTGGCCAAGCCAGTCAAGCAGGTCGGGCGATGCGGACAGCAAAAACCCGGTTTTGCCCTGGCCGCCTTTTGTCAAGACGGCGTTGAATGCATCAAATGCAGCGCCCATTGCCCGCTCAATCGGACCTTCAGGCAAAACCAGCACCGCAAACGCTGGGCGCTCTGTGTCAACGCTGGTCAACCGCACGCAGCATTCCCAACGCTGGGCGCGAAACAGCTTTTTGTCACCACGTTTGTTGGTCACTTCAATGACTTCAATGGCGCTGTAACTGACGGCTGGCAGCGCGAGCCATTCTTTTTGCTTTACCTCGCTCACTTGCTGCCATCCTTTGGCGCGGCGGCGTTTTTGAGGTTTTGCATCACGTCGCTGATGCCTTCGGCTGTGTAGGGCTTGTCTTTGTCAGTGAGCGAGCCGCACAAGGTGAGCGCGTCGGCGGCCACGTCAAGCGGCAGTTTGACCACGCCGACGGCGGCTTTGGCCAGGTCTTCAAGCATTCCAAACATGGTGGTTTCTCCGGTGGTGGTTAGGCGGTGGCCGGTGTCAACATGGCAATCAGGTGGTTGGCCTGGTTGATGGCGTCGTCAAGCGCGTTGTGGTGGGTGCCGGTACGCTGGATGGCGGGCGCAGCCGGGTGCATGCTTTTGACGGTGCGGTAACAGCGGTCGTTGAAGCTGTTCCACGGCAGCTGCAGCCCGGCTCGGCGGTAGGCGCTGGCCAGAATCACGTTGTCGAAGCTGGCACCGTTGCCCCACACGCGCATGTTTTTGGTTTCACCGCGCTTGGTCATCCACTTGCTGAACCCAACCAGGGCAACGCCGTGCACGAATGCGGGCTGGGCAAACATGGCGCGGGCTGCGTCGCTTTGCTTCAGCCACCACAGCACGGTGCCTGCGTCTACCTGGCCACCTTCGGCCATGGCGCTTTCGAGGCTGATGCACTGGTAAAAGCTGTCGCCCAGCTGGCCACCGGCTTTGGTCAGCTCAAATTCCACCGCGCCAATGGCAACGATGGCGGCGTTTGGGCCTGTGCCCATGGTTTCGAGGTCGAGCATGATGTGGTTCATCAAATGAGTTCGCTTTCGTCTTCGGTTTGTTCGTCTTCGGGTTGGGGGTTGTCGTCCTCGGATTCGTCCAGCAGCGACAGGGAGGCGGCTGCGGCTATGTCGCAGGCCTTGGAAATTTCGGCCTGTATGTGGCGCACGTCGTCAGGGGTAAGCGCGGGGCACAGCTTGTGCAGGTGTGCGGGCAATGGCTCAAGCAGCCCGGCCACACTGCGGCCGATGCTGGCCAGCACCTGTTCAATGAGGGCAACGGGCGCGTAGTCGGCCCGTTCGAGTTTCAGTTTGATTTCGGCACGCTCGCGGCTGACGCGGGCCAGCTCAGCGCGCTGATAGGCCAGCTCGCCGTCCATGCCACGGCCTGCGGCCATTTCGCGCAGGTGGGCGCTGTAGGCTTGCAGCCACTGGCCAGCGGTTTGGCCTGGGGTGAGCACGTTGCGAGCCATCAGGTCGCTGACGGCGGGCTGGCCAATGCCGACCAGCTCGCCAAACTGTGCCTGGGTGCAGGTGGTGTTGAGGTTCACCGCCCTGCCCTCTTGGATGCGTAGGCGGCAAATTTCTGCTGCACGTCGCGGAACACGGCTTGCACGATGGCAACGCCTTTTTCTTGCGCGGTTTCAATGCCTGCCTGGCGCATGTCGAGGCGCTTTTCGTAGCTGGCGCGTTTGACGAACAGCAGGTATTGCTGTAGGCCTTTGCGGGTGCGGCGGTACACGCCAGCAGGCAAATACCCGGCGTTTTTGCCCAGCTTGTTGGTACCTGGCGCAACGGCAAAAAATTCACTGGCCACGCCCATGGATGTGGCCCGGCGCTGGCTGGCCTTGCTGACTGCCCGGCCTTTGGGCCTGATTTGCAGCGACTGGATGATTTGCTTGTAAATGCTGCCAGGGATGTTGCCGAAGCCATCCAACAGCGTGCGCTTGGCGTGGCTGCCTGGCACCGTTATCCACCCGGCGGGCAAAAATCCTTTTTGCGTCAGCAGGTATTCGGTGCGCTTTTGGCGGCGGCTGCTGGTGCCCAACGCGCCTGGCCGTATGAATTCGTTTTTGCTGCGGCCGCTGGCGTCTTCAGATTGCGGGAAACCGACCACGCTGCGCAGCTTGTTTTTGTTTGCGTATTCCACCCGCACCGAACGCAGGGTGTAAGGCGTAGGCC